TGCTATCTTTTGTTTTAAGAAGGATCTCTTATCTCAATATCGAACGAAGGGATTGTAATGGTATTACCTGATGTAACCGACTGCGACGTACACGTCGTAATATACGTCACCACACTCCCCGAGCTGTTCACCAGACAAATCCTTGCCGCTGTACCTGATGCCGTTACCGCAACACTGGCCTTCTGTGGTACAGCCAGCTTACGGCCACTGGTATCTCCGTTAGCCAATGCTACAGACGCCAGAGATGCCATACTGATAGCTCCGGTGAGAGCTGCACTGGATGTAATTTTACTGTATGATGGCACGCTTGCACTGCTGATTGAGGCCGTGGTAACGTACATTTTTGCGCCGTTCGTTTTAATCCATGCAAGAGCGGCGTCCATGATGCTATCGTTTGCGTATTTGGTAACTGCCATGATAATTCTCCTTTCGTGTCAGCCTATTTACCAGCTGGTTTTTTGATATTTGAACTACCCCCCATAGCCCCGTTCTGGACCTGGAGGATGATTTTCTTCTTATCCTGCTTCTTGTCCTCTGCCATTCGTCGCCTCCTCGTGATATGTTACATATTGCGGGAACAGCGGTTCGCCTTTAGTGAACTCTTTGTAGGTCATGTCACCACCGGCATACGCCCAGTGTATCCACGACCTGAACACGCTCTCCTTGAGATGTTCGGGTTGCGGCATCTTCATCACGTCTTGAACCACAAGGTCGTTAAGCAGAAATTCAATCTCTGCCTGCTCCTTGGTGACTTCCCACTTGTCAGACGGTCCGCCGTTGCCACCAATCTCGAACTCTGTACAGCCTCGTTTGAGCAACACCACAACATCCGGTGAGATGTTCTTGTCTACGTTCGCCCGAACAAGCTTGTAGCATTCGAGGCCCTCTTCTTTTGAATCGTTGTAGAAATACCCGCCATAGAGTCCGCATACGGTGTCTCGCTTCTCGATCCCGCACTTGGATGGCAGATTAAGCGCCTCCTCTAACAGGAGGAGTTTATACAGCTCTGATAGCGTTCTTGGCCGGACAACCACTTTCCAGCACTCTTGACACCGTGAATGCACAAATCCGAAGGCTTCATGGTAAACATGGTAAAGACCACAGTTACGGTTCCTGGCCTGTTTGATGTGTATCCAGGGGGTGTTGTGGGTAAGACGGGTTTTATGGTCCAGCTTGCCGTCATCCCTGAGAAAGAAGCGTCCCTGCTCAAGGTACTGTCTCAACTTTGAGATGATGTCACTCTTGGATATTGACAAATAATCAGTCTGCATAAATCCTCCGTAAGTTTCGTCAATGATTTTCTAATCCTGACGGGTTATATTGTTGCTCCCATTTCTTTCGTTGGGATAGTGCTTTTTCAAAAGAAGTGAATTGTTTGCGTAACCATTTTCCATTAATTGCAATTTCTGCAAGCCACTTTTGATGTGTGCCTCCCCTTTCAGTTTTTGCAATATTGCATAGGAGACACACGGTAAATGTCAAGTAAAATCAGGAGTTACTGATCGTTATCTGATAAGTTATAGCCAGCTCATCGTCCGCCACTACCGCACGGCTTGACGTGAACTTCTTGCCGGACATGAGGTAACAACTGGTCTCTGTCGGGTCGCTGGATGTGTTCAGGAACGCACCATAAATAGTGGTGCTGGCCGCTTCTACAGTGTATTCAGCCTTGTTTGCACTATTGGTAATAACGCCGTCTACCGCAGCCGCAGACGTATAGGCAGGAAAGGTATCCTCGTCAAAAGACGCTGCCTGAATAGCGCCATACGTCCCTGCCGCACCGAGACACGTTGCCGCCGTGTTGCTGGTTGCCGGGGTGACATTGTTCTCGAACAGTCCCACATACCAGATGCGTGAACCCGCTTTGGATGTGGTGTAGAACACGATGTCCAGAAGGTAGTCGAGTCCTTCATAGGTGAAGGTGTTAGGGGGTTCAGGATATCCGCCGCTGATGAGAACACCGTTACGGTACTGGTCACACTGCCAAATACCTGTGACCTTGATGTTGCTCTCCATACGGTGTTTGGCGGCATATCGAAGGTCTGCATTATCCCTGAAAGGGTCTAAGAAATGATCCATATTGATTCTCCTTGATAGTTAAATTACCTGTCCATTTCTGATGACCTCTATGGTCGCATCATCACCGATCCCCAGACTGTCGGAATCGGGTCCATTGTAAAAGCTGGTTAGATATTGAAAATCGCCGTCTCGTTGTCGGTAAAGCGCAGCACCTTCACTTCCTGGGGTAAACTTCACTTTGCCTTGAGACAGATTGAACACCCGTCCTACCGGATTGCCTGCTACAATACCCTCCTGGCTTACCCAGACAGGCACAGAGACGTGTTTCTTCTCCGGTGGACTGATGGTGTCGCCTAACTCAATGATGTTGTTGCAATAGGCCAGGGTTCCGGGTATAGCCCCGGCTCCCACGTCCAACTGCTGCATTTCTTTCGGTTCCGTACCCAAGAGGCAATAGGTACGGTCTTCACACCCGATGAAAAGGCCGGTCCGCATTCTCGCAACCATTGTGACGGTAGTGGCAAACTCGAAATAGTTTGTTCCCAGTTTGAACCAATCCAGATGAAACGGTTCTGAGTAGTAGACTTTGTTTTCACGGCCCCCCCACATGCGCCCGAAGGCGTGCGTGATGTAGTCCATAAATGGTGGTTGAGACACAAACAGGGTGGGTAAGGGTTCTACGGTAGGAACACTGGCAATAGTTCCCACGTCCCCTATGCGATAGAAGATGTCCCCGTTCGGGTCCGTACACCAGACAATGGTGTTTGACCCCCGGTTCGACACGGTAATGCCACCTGTACTGGATAGCGCAATCTCCGATATCGGAGAATTACCGCTCAGGTTATAATTACTGTCATAGGTGGTGAGACAGACATGGTAAATGCCTGCTTCAAGACTTCCTGTTGTGGATGTGAGAACAGGTCCATTCGGTACAGCAAGGCCCCAGGTAGACAGAGAATTATCGGATGGGTCGAACACCTTGTTGGCGTATCGGTTCGAGACATACACCAAATCCCCTACTTCAGCATAATAGGTCTTGGCTGTTGCGCCGCCGATACTGCCGATGCTCGTGGCTGTGGTGTTGTCGATGCGATAGAGCGTCGCTCCCACCATGCAGAGCATGCAGCTATCACCAGCCCATAGGCTGTGAGGAGACGTAAGCGTTACCCGCTTGGTGTACCCGTCCCGTGCCTTGACTTGGCCTTTAGATGTGGCATCAGCGTTTAAAATGATACGAGGTTCGCACACGCCTTCTTCCACAAACAGACCTTCAGACGCTTTGACGTTATTCATGCCGGTGAAGGCATTAATTCTGATGTCATTCATAGGATGAGATAAATGTTACAGGGATAGGCTGGTCTTCTATAGACAGCTCCAGGTCTAACATCGCCTTGCTAAATCGCACGGTGTATGCTTCAGTGTTGGTTTTGGGTGATACGATGCCGTCTTCAATCTGGTCGTAGATTTTCATGGCGGCATAATTCACTAAAAGTTCTTCATGGAGATGTGACGGCAAACAATCCGGCGCATCATCATCGTCTGAAAGCTCTGTTGGCGTGCTATAATAATGAAGGGTAAGCGTGTCGGCTGTGGTGGGTATCCCTTGATAATAGATGCGTGTCCCACGAACAGATACCGCAACAATGCTTGAAGACATATCAAGCGTTGGGTACATACTCAAAAACTCTGCAAAGGACTCTACAATCGTGATAAGCGTGTCTGTAGCAGCACTGGATACGGCAAGAAGACCCCTGCCAAAATCATCCGGCAAGTCTACATACGCCGCTGATGTTGACGTGGTAACAGTATCAGATGTGAGAAGATTCGGAAGTGGACTTGAAAACACCTGCGTTCTATCCGGATAGGTTATGAACATCCCCCCGGCAATCTGTTTCAGCCCACGATTGATGTATTTCAGAATAGTAGCGTCAGAGTAAGACGTATCCTGAATAATGTCCGACACATAATCCACCAAATCGCTTGTCGCAGTCATGTATTTTCATCGCTTTACCTAAAAATCCCCGCCGACTTTGGCAGATTATTTACGAACGTGTGGTAAATTCCTGCGTAGGTCCATACGCTGTCCCTACGGCATTAGTGGCATATGCCCTGACATAATACTTGGTGTTAGCCGTGAGTCCGGTTAAGGTGCTGGTGAACTCTTCTGCGCCTGTACCGTCCTCTGTGTAACTGTCATCCAGGGTAGGCGCTGTCGCTGTAGACCAGCATACCCCATAAGCTGTGACAGTTGCCCCACCGTCATTTGTGACATTCCCCCCGCTTGCCGCTGTGGTGCTTGTAACAGATGTCGGTTCTACAGTCTCAATAATAGTGGGTTTTAAATCCCCTTCCGGTCTGGCATCTCTTACCCTGATTCTGTCAGGTGTAATGCGTGGTGGAAAATCCAACGGATCACGGGGTCCATCATAGCACTTCTCGCAGACGATTTGCCCCTTCCAGTTCTTGCGGCATTCTGAGCGATAGTACCTAAAGCCACAAATCGCACACATGACGAAATAATTACCGGGTTTGTAAGGCATCGTATTCTTCCTGCGAAAAATAGTTAATCAAAGCCGGATACAAGAGCTTCCCCCCGGTAAACTTCAAATAAGTCTGGTCCCCGTTTTTGTACGCATACCGTACCCAATCCAATCGGGTATGCCGTCTCACAAGCCCTGGTTGTCGAATCCCGGCAAAAGCGTCAATCTCGATATGTTCGTTGACAAACGCTTCTTGCTCTTTCCATTCGTCTGTCACCTGCCACTGAGTTGAATTGCCGAACTTGTGCTCAAATTCTGTGCATCCACGTTTGAGTATCACACTGATTTCAGGGTCAAAATCAACCAATAGCTCTTTGACATACGCTTTGCATTCAAGCCCCTGCTCAATGCTGTTGTTGTACCAGTAAGCTCCGTACAGCGCAGGCACAGTCGGTCTTGTCTCTATTCCCGCCTTGGATGGTCGGTCTGATTTGTGTTGAAGTTCAGACACTTTGAATAGTTGTTCCAGATTGTTCGGTCTGGCTACCACCTTCCAGCACTCTTGGCACCGTGCAGGAATAAAATCAAAATACTTGAGAACTACCTTATGAGCAATCGCACACCCCATATGAGGGTCAATACCCCCTTCGAATATCCACGGAGTCGCCCATGATAGGGTTGTGTGAAACACAATCTTCTGGTCGTCACGGAGAGAAGCGACGCCTTTTTTAAGAGCAGGCTTTACCTTCTCTATCATGTCGAGTTTTAATTCTGTTTCGTAATCAAACGACATACTCATAAACCTTGTTCATATACGAACTATATTTTGAGAGAGAAAATTCAGACGCTACAGACGTTACCTTATCCTTAACCGCATGGCTGTCCGCTTTCAGGTTGTTGATGGCAGTCTCGATAGTTTTAGCTACTTGCTCTGGGTCAGACGTATCGGTTTGATATGTGGCAAAGTCACACCCATTAGCTGCAATAACAGGAGTCCCACAGCTTAGGGGTTCAGCAACGCTTCGGGTCGCTATCCGTTGCGGAGACAACACTAAGTCTACCGCTCGATAGACTTCCTCCATATTAGTCCTGCGATGCCACATCACCCCTAAAGCATCTCGTTCTTTCAGTCTATCAGTCAATAGCTCCCAGCATCTCGGAAGAGGGTTAGGCAGCGTGAATATGTGAAATTTCAACCCTTTTATGCGTTCAGACGCCAGAATAGCACCGTTTAAAATCTCATACATATTCACATCATCACGCCATTGGTCTGCAAGAACGATGTTATATTTGCCACTCTTGCCACCTAAATCGTACACCATTCCTTTAGAGGAGAAT